GCAATGCGTTGTGTATACGTTAAATCCAACCGAGAAACGAATCTATGTAGTTCAAATTCATCTACAATCTTCTTTAACTTTCCTTGTCGGTCAATATAAACCTCTTTGCCATAAAAGGCCCATTCATCAAGGGCTCCATCAATATTTGCGCCAATGATAACTTCAACAGAAGTATCACTTGACATATAATTGCATAATCTCTTATATATTGACATCTCCTCTAATGGAGCAATTATGGACTTGTAATCTTTGCTCCAAACGAATTTCCTCTTCAGGAAATCGATTTCTCGCAATTTGGAATAATTTTTCAATTGTTCATCTTTTTGTGCTGGTGTGACTATAAATCCAAAATTTTTTAAAAATTCTGCATATCCCTTCATAGTAAATAATCCAGCAAATGCACTAACTCCAGCAATTAAATCATCACCATAACACATCATCCTAACATGCTTTGAAAAACTACTATTAGGGTATAAATGGTAAAAATAAATACGCATTAACAGACTATTACACAGATTGTTAACAAAAACTGTCAATGAATTGCCTGAAGGATTAGCACCATCTAACATTAAAACATCTCCATTAAAATCAACTATCGAAAAAGCCAAATCTGTAAAGATCGCATTGAGTATAATAATATCCTCTCCAGAGTAATCAACTAAATGCGCAATGTCAGAAAAAATCCGACCAATTGCTAAAATAATTTGGCTAGAAATTGAAGTATCATAAGCTTTATAATCAATTGCAAACCATCTATCGTAAGATGGAGTTTGAGCCCCACTCAAGTGCTTGTGCATCTCAGCCCATTCACTCGAGCAAGGATCTATACCAACAGCACATTCAGATACTAAGGGATTCATTTGTAAAAACCTACAAATCCCTAAAGTGTATTTCCTCATAACTAATTGAAATGGGGTCGTGGTTGCTTGGAAAACTCGTACTTTATCTTTAGTCGACAGTGTTGGCTCATCTTTAAGAGTTGAAGTAAACCAGGGATAATATCTCTTACCTGATCTATAAAGACTTTCAATTCTTTTAGCTTCATCCATAAATTCTGGATGTAACATACGCTTATCTTGCCATCCATCAATCTTTCCAAGATTCTCAGAAAATAATTTCTTACTACCTTTAAATGGGAAGCCAATAGAACTCTTAAAGTTCATAGAATCTATAAATCTCTTCCCTGGCACCCCATTAACAGTTTCGTCCCATGATAAAGGCCTTATCTCATTAGACCAATACTCTCTATCTTTATATAG